AGAGTATATATCATATATAAATAAAAAATTGAATTATTTTAATTTATAGAAATACAATAGATATTAGATATTATTTATAACATGTCTGAACTTAACACAATTCAAAACGAAGATAAAGCCGGCGTAGATGCCAAAGATCAATCTATTGTAGAGGTTGATCCAATTTTTACTGATGTTGTAATCAGTGAAGAAAACAATATAGCGGAGAACATAGTATGTATAGATATGGAGTTGCCTCCACGATATAGTACAAAATTAATGGACCAAGATATATTAGCGAATTTATATAGAACAATATCAGATAACATAATTAACATAGGTAGTATTGTAGAGAACGAGAAGCACAAGGTTATTAAAGTTTCTGAAGAAGTGGTAGCTAAGAAGAAGTTAAAAAAGGGTCAAGTTTCTGGTAAAAAAGAAATGCTGCTAAGCAAATTAGAGAAAGATAAGAAAGAAGACGTATTAAGCGGTTTTATAAAATCAATGAGATCACATCAATCGTCGTTATTAGATGGAGAGAATCCAACAATTGAATCGATAACAGGAATATTAGAGACATATAAGTCATCGATGTCAAATAAGATAATGAAATTAATAATATTAAGATCATTGATAACGAAATATAAAAAGACAGGGAATGATTTATTTGTGCCATTTATATTTGAGTTTATGATGGAATTAAATTATATTAATAAAGAATGGTTAATTGAATCACAAGTTATTGTAGCGAGTAATGAAGCGAGTGCATCAGTTCCTGTTGTTAGAAGGGGAGGGCGTGCAGCTAGACAGGCATTAAGACAGAATGTGATAGTGAGTGATTTTGATTTACCGACTGTAGAAGAGTTATCATCAGAAACATTTAGTGAAAATATAAAAACAGCGATATTATGTAGTGTAAAAGAAGCGGAACATATATTGGAAATAAAAAATATAGATTCAGTTAAATATCAGATGATAGAAACATATTATAGATTAAAACCATTAAGTACCTGGGATAAGAAAGTATTATCATTGGATGATTGGCAACGAGAAATCATAGATGATATAAATAATAAGAGGAGTGTAGTAATAACAGCTCCAACATCTTGTGGTAAAACAGTATGTGCAGCATATTGTGGATATAGTCCAGAAGTGAAGAAGATATTATTTGTAGTTCCTTGCAGTGTTCTAGCGAATCAAGTAGCTGGTTCATTTAGTAATTCAGGTTTTAAAACAGCTTTAGTAACTAACGAGGAAAAATATAATTTATCGGAAGATTGCAAAATAATTGTTGCGACACCAAACAAAGCTGAAGAAATATTGTGCGATTTATCATTAAAATTAGATTATGCAGTATTTGATGAAATCCAACAAATAAATGAATTAGAAGGTGAATCAATTGAACGATTAATAAAAACAGTAAATTGTCCGTTTTTAATTCTTTCAGCTACAATATTTGAACCTGAAAAGTTTGTTGATTTTTTGAAATTAGTAACCAAACGAGATGTTAAATTAGTTTCATATAATAAACGATTTATTGTTCAACAAAAACATCTGTGGAATGGTTCTGAATTAATAACAATGCATCCATTATCTTGTGTTGATGTTGATTATATTAAAGAAGATCAATTTAAAACAGGTGATCTTGCAATGACATCTCGAGATTTATATGAAATGGGTATAAAAATGAGTGAATTATTTCCAGAGGAAGCAAATGTATGGAATTTACATCCTAATAAATATTTTAATAAAAGTGTTCCCATTACAATGGATATGATTAGTATTTATGAAAAACATTTGAAGGACTCTTTAATTAAATTAACATTTTCAAAACCAGATGATGTATCTTCATTTTTAACAAATATAAGTTCATCATCATCGATATGGAATGTTGAAGAAAAGGAATTGATACCAAGTTTAGTAAAATTATTTAAGAATCTGAAAGCAAAAGATATGTTGCCAGCATTAGTATTTAATTTAAATGATGTTGCAGTACTAAATATATTTAAAAATATGATAACTCATTTAGAGTTTATGGATAGTTATTATTTCCCTTGGTATCACAAATTATGGGGCGAAATACAAGACAAAATCAATGTCTTTACACAAAATGAAGAAAAATTAATTGAACAAATCGCTTCCGGATTCAAAGGAAGTAGAGGTAATCCAACTAAACAAATTCAAGATAGACTTAATCAAGAAAAACGTGAATTTATTAAATCATTTTTAGCCACTGTTCAACACAAGTATGTATCTGAAAAAAATAAAGCTCTTAACAATGAAATATTTACCGAATCTGAAAAACAAATGATCGGATTGTATTTAGATAGTGATTATAAATATAGACACAATACATATCTATCTAATCAATTAAATTCACAAGAAATTGTTCTACCTGAATTCAATCAATATGGACCAATTAGTCTTTTCTCTTTTCATGTAACTCCATTATCTGTTACTGAAATGCGATTGATTGTTAAGAATCTTAAAGATTTCTTATCCAGTTCTGTTGATAAATCTATTGCTAAAGAAATGACTTATGAAAATATTTTCGTTAGAGGTATTGAACGTGGTATCATATTGTATTCTAAAATATTACCAACACCTTTTCAACGAATTGTTCAAGAACTTATCACTAATAAAAGAGCACCAATCTGTATTTGTGATGATTCTCTTGCTTATGGAGTTAATTATCCTGCAAGAACTGTTGTTATCCTTGGTTCTAAACCTGAAGGTGAAACAATCAGTGTTCTTAAAGCTCAACAAATTTCGGGACGATCCGGTAGAAGAGGATTCGATACTCAAGGACATATCATCTATTGTAGAGTTAATTATAAAAATATTATGAGAGGAACATATGCTCCATTAATCGGTAAAGATATTATAACCCAATACTCTCTATTACCTACTAAAATTTATGGTGATATCAATAGTTCACAATATATTAATAGTATTATCAGTGTTCCACTTAATCAATATGTTAAAGGATTGACTGATGAATGGAACGATTATAAACAAGAATATCTTTCTGATCTTAAAACTATATATCAAGAATCATTTCTGTTCCAACAAAATGGTATCCTTTCTATGTTATTATGGTATTTCCGTGATGATGTTTTAGTAGCACCTAACATTTTTAATCTTATAACTGTATTACTTAAATATAAATATAGTGTTGTTATTGAAACTACTAAGAAATATTTTGATAAAAAAAATAACTTTATTGTTGAAACATTTAAATCTCATATTGAACCAGATGATCGTGTTATTCAATCTACACCTAATATATCAACCAAATTAAATAAAGAAAATATCGATCAAAAAACATTCTTGAAATTCCATTGTGATGAACCTGAGTTTGATATTGGTTGTGTTAATACTGTTATTAAATACAATATGCCTGACACTTTAAAATTTCAAATTATTGAACTCCTTTTTAAAGTTTTAATTCAAAATGAACCAACTAATGATGAAGATAAACAAGATGAACAAAAAGATCAATCTATCAAATTCGTATCAAAAGATAAATCATTTCATAGTATTTTGATATCAGATATATGGAACGTTAGATTAAATCACGATTGTAATGATGTTATCAATTATATCATACAAAATAATGTTAATACAACTGATATTGGACAAATCGCTTCAGTAGTTAATAGAGTTCATACATTGATCCTACATATATTAAAGATCTATAATTTGTTCGCAAAAATAGGAAACCAAGATATTGTAAGTGTTCTTGATCAACCATTAACCCATATAATTAATTTTAATAATAAATTGAAATCACTCAATTAATAATCTTAATTTTATTTAATAAAAAATAAAAAATAAAATATAAAAAAAATAAAAATTATACAAAACTTTTTTTTATAACAAAAATAAAAAAAAATAAAAAATAAAAAATAAAAAACATTTTATTGATTTTTAAAATAATGTTTTTGTTTAGGATCTATAAATACATATGGATATAATTCTTTCAAGGATAAATCTGATTCAGATGGATCAATTTCTGGATATAATTTAAGAACATTTAATATATTTTCATTGGAAATCTGTGATAGAACTTGTTTAGCATTATCAACACCTTGACCCCATGTAGCTGTTGATTTATTAGTTTGATATTCTTGTGCAAAAATACTTGGAGGGTTTTCAAGATTTTTTGGTATAAATGATACTAGGTTTGAATTTAATGACATAATATATATATATATATTATCTCGCAAATAATGAAATAAAATATATATAATTTATTTTATTTTATATTATTAAAGTATATTAATGAGTATAAATTCAATTGCTGCAAAAGTAAATTTTAAAAATTTCGGCCCAACTTCTGGAGCAAACGAAACATATGTCAAATCAACATCTGTCAAAAACAATATAGAAAAAGTATTGAACATCATGGTTCAAATGCTATATAGCAAATGTAAAAATATGAATAGTGTTAGTTCTAGTGATATGATAACTGAAATCAAATCTAAATATCCTGACTATGAAAAAGTTTGTTTAGATGATCGATTTATTAAAGCTGATGGAAGTTGTGATGGTCAAGCATTCCCATTAAAAGAAGCAATAGATGCAGGTAAGAGAGCGTTAGCGGCATTAGGAGCGAATGCCGGCGTGCCCCATATGTCAACAATAGAAACATTAATAAATGCTCAATTTACTGGTGTTCCAAAAGATATGAAGCCAATAGACGCAGCATTTGTTGTGAAAAGAACAGCATTAGAGGGAGCGATAGATGCATTAGTACCACCATTGAGTCCAGCAGATAGAGCAATTGTTAAAGCAGCAATTAATGTAGAATTAAATAAAGCTCCAATCAGTCCACCAAAAACAATGGTAATTTTTACAAAGGATAGACTTGATACAATATTGACATCACTAAAAAATAATGATGAATTAAAGAAAGCGTGTAAATTTAAAAAAACAGTTTTATATGCATCATTTCGAGATAATCGTTACAATGGTAGTCTCGTAAATAGTTTAACAGCTAATTCAGTTGCAAATTGGGGTAGATTACTTGCATATCCAGTTGCTGTTCATTTAAATCAACCATATTATGGTCCATATGTTTCTTCAATGAGATTTAATGGAGGTATGGATAATGAAGTTGATAAATATGATAATATAAATTATGGTTTAGGAAGATATGTAGATGAATATAATTATGTGAAACCAATAAAATATATAGATTTTACAGATTTTGAAAATGGATATGACGATTACCATATGATGAATAATGTTGGTAAAATTAATGTTAAAATGTGTAAATTAATTGATGATAAATTTGTTTGTTCTCAAAAAGAACTTAATATACCTGTCCAAAAGAAGAATGAAGATTCATCAGAAGAATTTAATGTAAAAACAAAAGGATATCATGATGAATTTGAGAAAGCATATAAAATTTTAAAACTATTAGAAAACAGTAAAGATCCAGATGAAGCATTCGACTATATCAAATTATTATTAAAATATATTATATATTACACATTACCTCTGAAAACAATTGATAAATCAAAAAAAGTTTATGACGATATCAAAAATAATTAATATATTTTTTTATATGGATATCGTTTATTACACAATATTTATATTGATTTAATAACAAAAAAAATGAAATTTATAATTTAAATTAAATATGTTTAAACTATAAATTAATAATTATAGATATGTCGACCATATTACTAAACGAAACTTCTAATAAAATTAATGTTTCCACATCTTTAGCAATAAGATTAAAAGAACACCAATTAACAAGTGTTTATGCAATGAATGAATTAGAAAGAACTGGTAAAGTTAATAGAACGATTAATTCGTTTATTCATAGATACCGTATATATGAAGAGGAAATGAATCTATATTTTTCACGAACATATGAACGACCTTTAGAACCAATAGAATATACAATAGAGACAAATTATGGTATATTGGCAGATGTTGTTGGTTCAGGAAAAACATATATTATATTAGGATTACTGGATAATAATTTAATACCACCACCTCGAGAAAAAATTATATCATCTGGTATATTTTGTTCATTAAAATATTTAGATAGAGAGAGATCGTTAAAAACTAATTTAATTATAGTGCCACATAATCTTGTAACACAATGGAAACAAGCATTCGCATATTCAAAGTTAAAAACATTTGTTATCTCAAAAAATAGTGATGTAAATTTTCTTATTTATCCAGAAAATATATTTGTTGACGGTGATAACAATAAAATTGTTCCATCTAAAATTGACACTGAACAAATTAATTTTGATAAATATGTCGAAAATGAATTAAATACTCTCGAATATTATGATGTTATTATTTGTTCTAGTACTATGATTGATAACTATATTGAAAAATTTAAAAATATTAATTATAGTCGTATTATTATCGATGAAGTTTGTAGTATTAGTTTACCACAAGATATTAATTTAAATGCTAATTTTATTTGGTTCATAACAGCTACACCATCTGGTATGGAACAAATTAGACGCTATTATATCCGTGATTTGGTAAGTTGTGGACGATTACATAAATTTATATTTAATAATATTATTATAAAAAACAATGATGATTATGTAGGAAGATCCATGGGATTACCAAATCTAAACCAAATATTAATCCGATGTTTTACACCTAAACAACTTGAAATTGTTAGAGAATTTATTCCGGCAGATGTTATGGATATGTTAAATGCAGGTAATATGAAAGACGCTGTTCTTAAGCTTAACTGTAATGTTGATACTAATGATAATATTTTACAAGTGATTACAAACAAAATTACTACGACTATACATAATAAAAAAGCTGAATTAGTATATCAAGAAAGCATCAGACCACGTGATGTCGATGTTCATAATGAAAATATTAATAGACTAAAAGAAAAAATTAAAGGATTAGAACTAAAATTAGAATCGATAACCAATCGTATCAAAGAATTTAATAAAGAAAACTGTCCAGTTTGTTGTGAAGAATTTTCAAATGTTACACCAAGTATTTTGCCTTGTTGTAACCAATTATTTTGTATTTCTTGTCTCACACAAATTAAAAATCATAAATGTCCTCTTTGTAGAACTGTTTATAATATGAAAGATGTTCACGTTATTATGGATAATGTTACAAAAAATAAGGTTGAACAACCTAAAAGTACTCATGAAATTACTAAATGTGATGCTGTTATAAAAATCATTAAAGAAAAACCTCATGGTAAATTTTTGTTATTTAGTAATTATGACCAAACATTTGTTAGTCTTATTAATAAACTTAATGAACATAAAATTGAACACTCTAAAGTTATGGGATCTGGACCTGTTGTTAATAAAATTATTGAACGTTTTAAAAATGGCACCATCCGTGTTCTTATGCTTAATGCTACTAATTATGGATCAGGATTAAACCTACAAATGGCTACTGATGTCATTATTTATCATCAACTTTCCCTTGAACTTGAAACACAAGTTATTGGAAGAGCACAACGTATAGGTAGAATCGAACCACTTAATGTTTACTATCTTTTACACACTAACGAACATTCAAATGTTACTAATCCTATATTATCTATTGACTTATCATTTGACGTTGATATTAAAGAATTAGATAAACATCTACAAATTAAAAATATTAATAGTGATACACCTGTTCAAGAACCAACAGCTGTTATTAATGCTTCAATTGTTCAAGAACCAACAGCTGTTAAACCTAAACGAACAAGAAAAATAGCGACTGGACAAACAACAGTAGTAAGAAAAAGAAAAACAAAAATACAACCAGTTCAGAGTCAAAGACAAGGACAGGTTTTAGATTTTTAAAATAAATTATTATTTTTTTTTAATTATATTATGATATTATAATTATGAATTTTATTACTTCTAATAAATCCGAAATTAATAATATTAAAAATAGATATAAAAATATTAATAACAAAAAAATTGTTATTGATAAAAGCTCAATGCCACAACCTATTAATAATATATCAAAAGAAGAATTACATGACACACAAATCAATACTGAATTAACTTTTTTTTATACTGATACAAATAACAATATTCCTATTGATCAAATTATTAAACATCTCAAATATAACCAAGAATTTAATAAAAATTCAATCTATATTTCTAATAAAAATTCTAATAAATCTAATTCGTCTATATCATCCAATTGCGATGTATCTATATATATCCCAAATACTGATAATCTTTCTAATTATAATATATTTAAAAATGATGATAGCTCCATGATCCAACATCATAAATATAATAAATATAATAAATACAATAAAAATAATCTAACAAAAATCACAGGAAATTTAGATGGTACTGATAATACAACTTCTGAAAAAAAAACACAAGATAATATCAATAAATTAGTTGATATCGCTAATTTTATTACACCTTTTTATAACCAAATAATTAATTCTGACCCACCCTTAGAGGTTAGCACTTCAAATAATAATAATAATATATCTATAACAACTCTAACACATTATAATAACAAATATAATAGATTTAATAAACATAATTTCCCAAAAAACAAACAAATTAATAAAATTTTAGAATATGGCAAAAAATTAATTAATGCTCTTGTAAATAATGGCGATTTACAAGAATTATTAGATAATATGCCTAACATCCGTGACACTAATAAAAAAAAATGTGAACCAATCGTTATCAACCAGCCTTATAACTCAACTATAACCCTCAACAAACCTAAAAATATTCAAGAAATTATTATTGATAACACAATACCAGTTGAAAATATCCAAGAAATTATTATTGACAATCCAATACCAGTTGAAAATAATCAAGAGTATCAACCAATTATCAAACCAAATACAGACCATATTAGTAGAACACATCATAAAAATAAATATTCTAAATATGTTGACAATTATTACTATAGAACTCCTAAAAAAACAGAAATAATTACTCCTAACATCGCACCTATCAATCAAATAATTATTGAAAACTCTTTTCAGGATCCAGTATCGGATTTGATATCGCCTTTAATTACAACTCCACTTAATGATGTGAATGATATTTTACCATCTGATGAAGTGCTACCTCCTTCGCCGGACCCTCTACAAAAAAAAAATATAGATAATGAAAATACCACATCAACAGATCTTGTTAGTAAAAAATTTTATAATAATAAATATTCAAGATACAGTGGATCTCGTCAAAATTATAATAGAGTTCCAAAAGAAATTGAGGAAAATAAGAAAATTACATATAACACAATGAGTGATTCATTATTTGATTTAGAATTAAAATTAATATCATCTACATTTAGATCATATGATTCAAATTTAAAAAAATATATAAAAAAAAGTGTATTTGGTAATCAAGATGACGTAGCAATTGATAATAGGAATAATATATATAAAAAATTAATGTTATCATCATAATAAATTCTAAAAATTTAAAAATCAATAGCAATATTGTCAAATGAAATATTAAATGTGTTAGTTAGAAAGGCAGTAAATTCAGATCTTAATTTAATAGGTATATTTAATTGTCTGGCTTTATTTATTTTGCTACTCGAATCGTCTAATGATTCAACAATAACAAAAGATGTATTTTTACTTACAGTAGAAGTGATTTCACCTCCATTATCAGTAATAATTTTTTCCCAAGATTTATTTCTAAATCCAGTGAAAACAAATTTAAGACCATTTAATGGTTTAGTATTATTGGTTGCATTAGATATTGGTTGAATATTAGTATCTAATAATAATCTTTCTCTTATATTTTTTGGAATTTTTGTATCAAAAAATGAATTAAACTTTGGGAGATGTTCAATAAACTGTCTTGTCGTTATCTCATCAAATCCATTAATATTTACTATCATATTATATAATTCAATCTCAGTTTTTTTCTTGATAGTTAAAATAACGTCAGGATAAACTGATAAAATTTTACGGATCTTTTTTTCACCAAAACCGTGACCAAATAAATTAGATGCTATCATTAAATCTGCTAGTTTCATTCTATTAAATCCATCTGATAGTTCATTCATTATTTTAGTTGCCTTCTTTTCTTGAAAACCATCTAATTGTAATAATCTTTCTTTACTTAAAGTAAATATATCTGATAGTTCTTTTATTAGACCATTTTCTACTATTGTTCTAAACGTTGATTCATCTACATTTTTTATATCTAATTTTTTAACAAAATATGATAATGTTTTAATTAATTGTTCATCACTAAGTTCATTAGTGTTGAGGACAATATCAACACCACTTTTAGTCCATGTCCATTCACCATATTCTTGTGATGGCATTTGAGCCTCTGATACTGGTTTCTTTACACGAACTATATATGGTATTACATCTCCACTTCTTGTTATTTCTATAACTGAATTTGGACCAATCTTATTATCTAATATATATTTCGCATTATGGGCTGTTGCATATGTGATCTGTACACCACCTAATTTTATTGGAGTTATTCTTACTCTGGGTTTTAAATAACCATCTTTCGATACATTCCATTCCACCTCTTCAACTATCGCATCCTTCATCTCCACATTTTCCTTATATGCAAAACTATATTCTGGATTACCATCTACATTCCGTTGATGTTCATTTATATCTGAAATAATAATACCATCAATATCATATTTTGAAATAGATTTACGGGTTTTTAATATTGTACTTAGATTTGATAATGTTAGATTGTTATTTGATATTATCTCAAATGGACTCACATTTAAATTTATTTCTGTTAATATATTATATTGTCCATCTACTGATTTCCACGGTTCTATTACCTCATAAAAAACGACATCTATATCTTTTAAAATATTTCCATCTATTTTCTTCGAATTGACTTGACCAGATGTAAAATTTCTTGTATTTGCTGCTATGTCTACATATTTTGAATTAAATACATCTTTTGGAATAATTATTTCACCTCTTAATACAATCCTATCTAATTTATTTTTATTTATCCATAATTTTATATTATCCATATTTTTGATATTTAAATATGGAACAAGATGACTAATATTCGAACCAATCGTTCCATCACCTCTTGTATATAAATTTGTAGTTCCATCTTTATTAATAATTAATAAAGCTGATATTCCGTCCAACTTATCTGATACCAAATATGGACCTTTAAACTGTCTCTTATATTTATCAAACATATCTACATTCTCCATCTTTATCTTCGTCATACTACCCATATGATACGGTAATCTCACTTTATTTATTGAATCCACAGTATAACCAACTCTTTTAAGTATTTTATTAGTTGGATCTAATATCATCAACTTATTCATTAACTCATCAAATGTATAATCATTAATTACAGAAATACTGTTATGATATTTATCATTTGCTGTGTTTATAATCGTTTCATATAATTTAATGTCATTAACTGTTTGAATAATGTCATCAATATTATCATCTAATAATTTATATATTTCATCATTAATAATCTTACCACCTTTGATATATTTTTTGAGAGTTTTAGAATAATCCATTATATATATGAATATACTGTTATTTTTATATATTCATATATTTTTAATATCAATTTTTTAATATGGGCTCTCTCTGGATTTATGTTGTTTGATGTAACACATCAAACAACATAAATCCAGAGAGAGCCCATATTAAAAAAGGGATCGAGGCTGTTTATACTCTGATAGTATATTAAATTATTTATTATTTCAGATGTTTTACATCTGAAATAATAAATAATTTAATATACTATCA